AACTAACCTACCCGACCCCGCCTCGCCCCCCCGGCCACAACCCACCAGTCCTGACCTACCAGAACCGCCGCTCCAAGCTGCACCAAGCCTCGCCGCGACTTGCCTTGCCAGACCTAACCGGACCTAAACCGCCGTACCTAAACCCATGTAGCCCTAACAGACCTGACCATACCGAAACCGCCATTCCATGACTGATCTCACCGTAACAAACCCCACCTAAACCGCTTTGCCGCGACTTGCGCTGCCAAAACACATCAAACCCGTCCATAACTCAGCATAACCGCCAAAAGCGGCCTCGCCATACCAGACCTAACCATATCTAACCGCGACCCTATACATAAAAAAACAGAGGGGCGGCAGGCGGTACTGATCAATACCACCACATTAGTCGCCGCCCCTCTTCTCTTAGGCTGCTCTACGCAGCCTTTCCTCTTGTAAGAACTGCATCAACTCAGCAGTCTTTTCATCCGCGCACTCAGGGTTTTCCATCGCAAGTTTTTGGACCTCACGACTTTCCTGTGTAATGCTGTCCCACAACTCTTGATACTCACCCATATCTTCAGAGCCAGCAACTGCAAAAGTGCCATAAGAACCACGCCCCTTTTCCTGACGGAAGTCACCAATGCCCACCATTGCGCCTGCATTGTTTAAAAGAGACATAATAGAGTGAGCGCTGAAAGTAGGCACAACGTACTTGATGTTGATCTCAGCAACCCAATCAGGCAGGAACGCACGAGTACGAACATCCGGCGTCTTGTTCATATCAGCCGATCTTACGATGTCCATCTTCAGGTAAGGCTTGCCCCAAATCTGAATGTGATCACCCGGCACAAAGATGCCACGATTAACATTTGTCTTGTTGATGCCAGCAGTCTCTAGCGCTGCCGTAGCCATGGCACTCTTTACACCCGGCGCGGGGAAGCAAAGATAAGTATCGCCATCAGACTTTGTATACACGCTCTCACGAAACTCCTGTTCAGGATTGTGTTTGATCTCTTTTTTTTCAGCGGCAGTTTTTCTGCCACCGCCAACAAGCAGATCACGCATGGCCTTTGCAGACATGCTGTTGAAGTACAGCGGCGTCTGACCAATCATACGCAAAGTAATGTTTCCACGCTTTACACTGTGGATCTCAATAGTGTCATTTGTTTTTTTCGCAACCATTGTTTTTACCTCTCTAACATTTTGGTTGATAGTCTTGTATAACCAACATAAGAAGTCATTGCATACTTGTCAATAAAAAAAATGACTAAGTATAAATAATTTCTTTCTCGTAATTACCCATAACGAACCTCCCCAAACACACCTAACTGGAAGATATGATCAGCGTCATTAGCATCCCAATCGCCATCATTAGCGATAACAAGTTTCAACTTATCAGGCAGACGATTGATGCCCTGATACATAACGTCAAACGTCTTCACTGTTTCTACTTCACTTTCATCATCCGGCTCCCAACCATCGGAGCCATGATGGATCTTCACTTCAAAGTTTTCTGCGAGATGTGCGCCGCTCTTCAAACTTGGCAAATCGTCTTTGAACAACATGCCTTCAGGCATGTCGTAGTCGATCTTGTCCACCCAGTAGTTACTGCCGCCCTCAAGAACTGTGACCCACAAATTCTCCAGCGTTTTTGCCCACCACTCATCTGTGGGTGTGCGATAAATTGTAATGCTACGTTTCATCTTACAACTCCACCACAGTGCCAATCTTGTGGCCTGTATCTACGTTAAAATTGTGAGCCAGCATGTCCAACAGCCTTGAAGCCTTGTATGACTGCTCTGCCCAATCCTTGCTGTTTAAGATGTCGTGAACCTCTTCATAAATGTAAGCAACGTCCACACGGCTCATCTTCCGCAACTCATTAATCTGATCGTTATCCATGTCTCATACCTTTCGTTTGATAGTGATATATAGCTTATATATGTAGTGTTTGCATAACGTCAAGCAAAAAAATAAAATGCCCGCTAATTAAGTCGAATTACCGCGCACAATATATTTACATGTCTATTACGGACTTGCTTGGAATCCACGTTGCACTTTGGCGATAGGGGTTCGTATCGTCATCTTCTACATCATCAGCAAAAGCATTGTTAGGCAGCTTTGCACTGGCCTTCTGCCAAGCCAATTTGTTCGCCTCTTTTTCCCTTTCGTACACTTGATCCATTCCATGAATAGAAGAGCATCCAGCGTTTTTGCCCTCATACATGTAACGATAGTGTCTCGCCATCTTCGTCCTCCCTGTAAGTTTCCAACACTGCTTTTAGCAGCAGCTTCGATAACCAGAGCATTTGTTCTGGTTTCATGGGTTTGCGGTATTGAACTCCATCAATCGTAACCAGAATATGGTCAGGATATGGGTGAATCAAGATCTGCGGTGGGTGTTGCATTGCCAACTTCTCCCATGATCCGAGCTGTACCACGCCCAGTTACTGTTACAATCAGTACAATTCTTCTCCTTTGGCCCAGTCCTCCTCTGGTGGGGGATAACTTCGGATGCGGCTTTTTTCATCCTCTTTTTCTGCCAAGGGTCCGCATATTCTCCACAGTAATCTAGTAAATCTTTCATGTTACACGTTGTCCCTTGCTGTTACAGGCTCATATTCACCCCGACTCATTGGGCCATTGACTGCACCGAGCCAGACCTTGCCGCCCGATGCGGTCAGTTGGAACTTATCAATCCGACCAGCCTGTTGTAGATCCCGAACATATTTCTCCAGAGTCTGCTTCCCGATCCCCTGCAATACTTCAGGAGCATCAGCATCCTCAGAGCGCTTATGCACACCGTTATTACCGCTCATATGCGTCAGAGCAACACCCTCGCGTTCACAATGGATAATCCAATCAGCCATTGCGTCCAGCTTCATCTCCAAAGCAGAGCCAGTGCTAAGAGCTTTAATCTCTTCGGTACGATCATTCAGCAGGCCCGTCATGCTATCCCGAACAAAATGCCTGATGTCACGAGAGGCAGGACCATTAGACTTGACGACTGCGCCATCAAAGCAGCTATTGCGTTGATATGGTAGGCCCAGACGTTCACATGTTTTCTTGCCCCGGCCCGAATCAACCTGCCACATAGCAAATGATGACCTCACGCCGTCAACCAAAGCTGTTGTACCCCGGATCAAGTTACGAGCTTGTTCTGGTGTCTTGACCACTGCATCATCCTTAATCTTCGTCATGTGATGACAAACCAGTACAGATGCACCTGTTTCTGTAGCGATCCTAGCCAGCAGACCCGTAAGAGCGGCACCCGCAGCAGGGTCAGCATTTACATCAGCGTGTACAAAAGATGCGAGCGGATCAAAGATAATCAGCTTCAGATTATTCATCTGTATAATTTGTTCGTAAATCTTCTCAAACTCTTCGGTTGTCCCGAACTCGCCCCCGACCTCATTCAAGATAGCGAATACACCACCCACATTGGGTAATGATACAATCTTCAGATCATTAGCGTAGTTGCGGCGCTCTTCAAAAGGGTCAAGCCTTTCAACGCGCCTGTGCATCTCAGCCTCATCATCTTCCGCAGTGAAGATAACTACGTTACCGAACTCTTTGACCAGCCCACCGAAAGCAGTAGTCATAGGCTTGCCTGATGCGATCTTCATGCCCATGTCCAACGTCATCATGCCCTTACCTGCGTCACCAGCCGCAGCAAACAAAATGGGTACGCCCAACGGAAACGTGCCTTCAATCAAGAACTTTTGTTCTGGTGCGTGTCCCTCAAACCGACTGACAAGAAACGAATCATCCAGCAGGTTGATGTTTGTTTTAGTAATCTTTGCCTTAGTGTTGACAAAGTTTTCGATGTTGAAGCCTTCGGCCAGAGCGTCAGCGGCGTCCCAGCCCTCTGGCTTACCCATAGGCGGTGTCAGCATTGTGACCGACTTTGCACCAGCAGCTAAAGCCAAGTCCTGAATAAGATCAGCCAGCCGCCTGCCACCTGTATCATTGTCAGGCCATAGGATTAGCTCTTTGCCCTGCAAGGGAGAGAAGTCGAACTGTGGCGCTGTTTTCTTCGTCAGCGCACCAGCTCCGCCAATTGTACATGTTGCTGTGTAACCTGCATGATTTAAAGCGTCTGCACATTTCTCGCCTTCTACCCATACAACACGATCAGATGCTATGATGTTTGGGATATTGTACAAAGGCCTGATGTCAGGAAACTTAGAATACGCGGCCCCTTCGATGAAAGGCCTGAACTCTTTCTTTGGCTTGCCCTTAGTGTTGAGCATTGGGTTGCCAGCGATGTCCTTGACGTTGTAACGCCGAACAGAAACCAGCACCTCGCCGTCAGCATTTGTGTATACATACTCAGCGTCATACGGAGTATTCACATTATACTGCGGCTTAATTGGGTTTTCGATTGGTGCATTATCCCGAACAATTTGCGGCTCTGCGTTATCAAGATAGTCAGAAAACATATGCTTGATGTCTTGCATCTTCATGCCACGAGCTTCCATCAGGATCTTGACGATACCCCCGATGCCAACACCGCCATTAAAATCCTGACCTCGCATGAAATGCTGAGACTGTGGATCAATGTCGATCTTGAGCGATTGTCCCGGATCACCTAGTAGTGACCCGATGTAAAACGTTTTTCCATGGATGCGACCAGCAGGAAACGTGTCTTGCAAGATCCGAACTTGTTCTGTTCTTGGAACCTTACGAGAAATTTCTTCGACTAAATCATGTGCCGATCTACTAGATGTAGTATTGCCAAACCTTACCACACTCATTATATTGTACCTCATCAAGCATTGTTTTTACCTACGGGGTGGTTCACGCCACCCCTTCTTTTTCCCAGCAAGTGTTGCGGAACTCACACCACTTACATGCAAAGTAATCATCGTTTTGCGCCACACGAGGCAGCATCTCTTGTGCCTGCGTAGCTTTTATAATGTTTACCGCTTTATCGCTTGTCGCTTGCGCGAGAGCCGAATCAAACGGAACAAGCTCTATGTATATCTCGCTTGTGTTCTTGTTCAAAACAGTAAAACAACAAGGATTGTCTGACAGGTTCATGTAGGCCTGATACAGAGCAATCTGCGCTGCATATACTGGGTTGGCTTCTGCCACGCCTTTACGCACGAACTCTTTGAACTTTTTGTCAGACGCAGACTTACACTCCCACAACATAGGGTATGCGAGGTGTACTGGACCACTACATATTACACCGTCAATATGTCCACGGACTTCTCCATTAGCAGTCTCAAAGCCAAATTGTTCTCCTTGTTTATCTGTTCGCAGATCAAATCCGGCGTCACGGAAGTACATGATCATCATATCTTCGATGGTGTGACCCAGAGCAAATGTTCTTAATGTGTTGGCTGGAAACCCTTTACCTTCGTCAATTGTCATGCCGATGTATCGGTATTGCAGCTTTCTTGAGCATGGATCGCCCAAAGATGATGCGCCAAGATACTTGCGCTTCGACTGCTTGCGTTCCTTTTCAATGACGGCCCGATTCAACTCAGCGATGATGTCTTCAGAATGGGATGTCGTAATCGAATTGTTCTGGTTTTCTGCCGTACTTGTTAAAAAGGTCTGCAAGGTGTTCTTCTGTGTAGACATCATCAATCCCTTCTACTTTCTGGATAACCAGAACAATTCCCACTACTTCGTCCATCGACAGATCTTGGAGTCGTTTATCCCACCCAACTTTGCCGAACAATTCTCCTACTTGCTTTAATGCACCGTCCTGCTCGCCCATCCTTCTGGCCCTTCCAAATCTCCAAATGTCGCGCAGTAATAGTCAGGATGGCCCTGTATATCCACAACGACTTCGGCCCGAACAAAGTCATCTTCCTTGCCGATTATTAGTTTACAAAGCAGCTTAGTCACTGCTTCTTGCAATTCCTCTACGTTCTCTGGATCCCCACACATCATGAAGTATGATGCCTCCATGGAGACATTTTCTTTAAACAGTACGTTAAATGTTACTTCACCACGGTTCATGCGCTCTGCTTCTCTGCAACTATGTTGTAAACAATATTGTCTACAAATCTCTTGTTCCAAACATAATTAAGCATACAAGCAGCCCTGTACTTGGTCCAAGAAAAATCTAGTGCGCTTACCACTACGCCATGTTGTGCCAACAAATCTCTTTGCTTTTGACTAGGAGAGTCATTCAGCCAACGCTTTGTTTTGTTTGCAGTATCACCAGACTCATTCTGCCTCATGAAGTCATCAGCAGCCGCCATAACCTGACGCTTAGTACCGATGCTAATCACTCTGGTTTTGCCCTTGTTCTTCTTTACGATAGCCATGCAAAGGCCGTCCACTTCGGCGATAAGAGCAAAGCCATTAAAGCCTGCCGCAGCCAAACACGCGCCTGTACCGAACAAGTCGATCCAACGGAACGGCGATCTGTTCATCAGATCAACTTCAGTTAGAACAAAATTATCAAGGATTTCTGGCTCTGGTTTCTCACCTTCATGACCACAAATAGGACATTCTTTAACACCAAGTGGTATCTCTGCCTTACAATTAGAACAAATCTTAATAGGAGGCTCGCCATTGCCGCTTGCTTCTTTACCGTCAAGATCCACAGCATCATCAAGTGAGCCATGCGTCAGCACAGACGTACCAAAGTCCATAACAATGCAATCTGATTTTATCACGCCCGGAAATTCATCTTGATCTACTGTGCGTAAACCCCGACCAATCATCTGCACCATAGTGGCCTTGTATGAGCAAGGGCGAGTAAGAACAATGCAAGATACAGGAGGTGAATCAAAACCCTCTGTAAGAACAGCTACGTTAACAACGACTTGAATATCGCCATTGCTCAAATCTGCAAGTATTTCCGCACGTTCATCTTTAGGCGTTTTGCCTGTGACCATTGCTGCGTCAATACCATAGCTAATAAATTCTTTGCATAAATCTTCGGCATGCTTAATGGTAGAGCAGAACACGATTGTCTGACGATCACCAGCTTTTGCATCCCATTCTTCGACCACACGTTGATTGATTGCACGGTGATTCATGATCTTCTCAACATCCGCCATGTCAAAGTCAGATGCGGACTTGCGTACTTGACGCAATTCGTCCTGTACCCCGACATCAATTACATAAGTCTTGGGGGGTACGAGAAAGCCTTCACGGATTAATGTAGAGATTTCGATCTGGTGACTACAGTTCGTAAAAACGTCCCGTAAGCCCTTCTTGTCACCTCTGTTGGGTGTGGCTGTAAAGCCAACGATTTGCACCCCCTCATTGGCCTTCTTAGCGGCCTTAATGATACGTTGATATGTATCCGCAATGGTATGATGCGCTTCATCAACCACGATCAGATCAACCTTGGGCATGTTCTCCAAGTTCTTCTCACGGGATAGCGTCTGAACCATTGCAAATACAGCATCACCAGACCAATCCTTTTGAGCAGCGTTCACTTCACTGATATTCAAAGACGGATTAACACGGTGAAATTTGTTGGAATTTTGTGAAACCAATTCGTCACGATGCTGCAAGACAAGCACATTTTGTGAACTCTTATGGCGTTTGCCAACCAGAGCGGAGAGCATGATTGTCTTTCCGGCTCCAGTTGGCGCAACGACTAAAGTGTTACCGTGCTTATCAAGTGCATCAGAAGCGTCATTGATTGCAATCTTCTGATACTCTCGCAGGATCATTGTCTAGCCCAACGTGTACCTGTGAGAGCGTGACGCTTTCTCATAGTTTTTGTAGACCTTGTATCCGGCCTTCTTGATAAGAGTTACCTCTTGATAAATAGAACCCTTGCTTTTTCCAGTGGCTTCTGCGGCCTCTGAAACTGTAACGCCCTTCTTGCGTGACATAAGACGGAGTGTCTTGGCACAAAACGCAGGTACTTTTTTGTCAAGTTTAGTGGGGGACTTTACGGCCCCGGCGTCCCCCGTACCGAGTTTAGCGACCTGCGAAGGTTTGCCGCTAAGAGGTTTAAATGGCTCGCTCTGTTCACACTTGCCACTAATAAACTGCCACAATGATGTTAACGCGCCCATGATGGTGCTACCCCCTGTTGTGGTGTTGCGGGAGCAGCGGGTGCTTGCATTGGCTGTGCTGGCGGTGTCAGCGTAGCAGAGCCAGTAACAACGTTGCCACTAGAGATATACTTCTGAGAGTCGGGGGTCAAGACAGTCTTCATCTTGTTCTTGGCTGGATAGCCATTGTTTCCCGGCTCCACACCAATCGTAAAGCAAATCTCCATGTTGTTAATCATGTTGATGCCTTGGATAGATGCGCGTTTAGCCCTAGCGTCCTCGCTTTCATCTTTGGGCGAGATGCCGAACCCACTATCGACCATCTGCTTAATGGTGTTCAGGCCAATCTTCTTGGCTTTCGACATGCCGTTGTCATCACGGGCATCACCATCAACGAAGATGTTTTGCCACACCTTGCGCTTATCGAATGGACCGCCAACGATGGTTAACTCAATAGGCAACCATTTTGCGCTAGTGGTTTTGGATTGTTTGAAGAATGTGCCTGCACCATACTCCGGCATTTCAATGTCACCACCTTGTAGTGACACGATTGCGCGAACAATAGTTCCATCAGGCATTAGTTCAAAGTCACCGCCGCCGGAGTTTTCCATTGGTGGTACGTTATTTAGATCAAGCATTCTAGGAGTCCTCTTCTGTATTGTTAACCATTTGTGGGTTTACAAACTGCATAGCTTCTGGTCTTGGGCCAGACATCTTATCAAACAGCTTGCCAAGATGCGGCTCTTCAATTTCTTCAAGCCTGCCGCTTCTGTCTTTGGCAGGGTATCCCCACCTATTTAAAGTTGTACACACGAAAGCCCTAAACATAGTCCCATCGTCTGCTGGGATTGTCGTCATAGTAATTAACTCATCGACAATACCGGGCAACTCACGCCCTGTCTTTGCACCCTCAATCTGCAAGTCGTAACTAAGGCGTCCATATTCATCAGTCTTCTCATCAAGAATCCCGACAAAGATCACGTTCTTTTCACGAATATGCTGAAGGTGTGTTAGCCAAGCCATCATCTCACGGCCCTGCGCCCCATACACTGCACGAGTGTCTAGCTTGCCTGTCCGCTCTGATCTAGCCTCTGGCTGATTTTGATTGTGCGTGAAGCATAAACGTCCAGCCACCGTGATACTATCAATGAAGATCGTATCGTATTTCGATAACACAGCGTTTGGATCACCATACGTCTGACACACATACTCATAGTGTGACATGCTGTACGGAGAGTCCTCGCTCAACGCAGGGTTTCCCCCGCCAAGGAAGCATGCAAAGTCTCTACACTCTTGCCAAGTGCGTGGTCTAATGACATCGACCTCACATCCTTCAATGGCGGCATCACCAGCCTCTAAGTCCATGAACAATGTTTTGCTCATGTCTAGTGTACGCACCAGTGATGTTTTTCCCACACCAGACTGACCCGCGATCACAATCTTGTGACCGCGCTTTTCTGCCAGCCTCTCTTCTGCGGAAATGATTTTTAACATTAATTGCCCTCCACTTTTTTGATATCAACAGTAACGCCTTGTAGAGATACAGTGCGAGCCTCTGATAAGGACGCCTTGATTTCTGGTGGAGCGTTCTGAAACTTGGCCTCTGCAACACTGTATTTAACAGTAGCAAAATGCCGTGCCGTATCTGGGTCCATGCCATTAAGAGCATTTACCAGTTCGTCTTGATCCCACTCAACACGCTTGCGGTAATCAAGAGTGACTTTGTAATCGCCACTGGTCATACTGGTCTGACCGAAGTCCTTGCCCTGTTGAGCAAGCTGCATACGGGCAGTGTCATCAAACATATCTTTGAGGGAGTTGGTCAAGATCTTCAATTCGCCTTGAAGGTCTTGGATTTTAGATTTGATCTCTTCACGCTTGTTGTAAAGCGCAGACAGATCATTTGGCATATTCATAGCGTTCATTGGACTATCCTTTCGCAGTTCGCTAAAACCATGAGAGGAAAGTAAGGCCTTGATAGTCTTATGTCAACGGTATTTTTAAAAAATTGTTTTTATTTTTTTTAGAAAGATAAATATCAATATCAAAAACCGCCTTCATCAGTTTCTTCTTTAATTTAAATTCAGGCGTTTCCACGCCCTTGGCGTCTTCAACTATTTGTGTTTCGTTTCCGTAGTCATCTACTTGACTATATCTAAAATCTGCAATGTACTTACATATCTTCATATCGTTCACTAAGATGTCATAAGGTATCTGGCGCTCCAGATTTACAATGTACCCAGCGCGTTCCATCGCTGTTAATTCGCCCCATCTTTCTGCTTCCCATTTGGAGTCAAAAGTAATGCCCATGAATGTAGTTTTTCGTGCGCCGTACTTGCTCTTGCGTTTGTGGGTGTACATGATAATATGCCTTTAACAATGGGTTGTCATGGGAAATTATAATGACTGACACAAAAAGATACAAGTCCGTTGCGGTGGATTTACCAACATATCACAAGCTGTGCAAGCTGGCTGAAGATGAGCATAGGAATGTGCGCCAACAAATTGGCAAGCTAACGGCTGACGCATTTGACAGCAAGTATTCCGATAAGGGGATTGGCTCTGCGGTCAAGCTGAAGGATGCTGTGTAAGTACATTCTTGTGCTAGTAACTTTGGTTAGCCCCACAGAACACTATGTAACGCCGCTAACAGACGCTGATAGCGTGGAAGATTGCTATCAGAAATCCATTCTTGTAGATCAAGATATTGAACGGGATAGCAATCAGGAGATGCTGTGCATCAGAACGGCTTGTGAGTATAGGCTTTAGGACAGCGCTCTAATACGTTTTACCAAACGCTTGGCGCGGTTTGGTACCTGATCGTGCCAACGGCTGTCTACCATTTCATCCGCCGCCTTGTTCCAGTCACGAGCGTCTACGCCAGCTTTCATGCCTTTAAACTTAGACAGGCGTGGTCTGCCCATATTAAACATCATATTGGCAATGACTAACTGTGCCTCTTCTGGTAGATCATCAAAGTCGTCATATAAAACCTTGCAGTCCTCTATGGTCACAGCGATGTCCAAGTTAAAGCGCTGACGTACACGCTCTTCATCTACAGGTGTGCCAACAGGCTGCCCACACTCAGGGTCACCGTCTTTAATCAATGCTCCGATTCCGAACGTGGGTAGACCAAGATGATCTAAATAAATTTCAAACTTACAGCCTTCGTCCTCTGCAAGCTCTTCACGCAATTGATCTATGTTCATTATGGTCCTGTTCTCAACAGTGTAGCAGTTGCAGGGTTAATCCCTAGCGTCTGTGCCACGGCAGGATTTTGCGCTGCCTGTTGTCTAATGCTTGATGTGTTGCCAGCGGCAGCTATGTTAGGGTTAAGCGGTTGCGTAGGATCAATTTGACCAATACCAGATGCTGTCGATGGTTGCGCCACTGACCCTATATTTTGCCCGAACATTTGTTCGTTTTCTGGCTCTCTAATAGGGCCGGGTGTTTGTAATTGTGGATTAATACCAATAGCCCTTGCGCCAGCTTGCCTAACAGGACGCAACACTGCGCTTGTGCCAGCGACAGCCGCATCTAAAGCACCTGTTATCTTACCTGCTGTCGCTTGACCATCTGGCGCTCCTGCACTTCTTCGTGCAAACTTTTTCATTATTGTAGGGTTAGCAAAGATCTTAGATGTAGCTTTCATCCTAAATCTATCGCCAGCTTTAGAAATTGGGTGCGCGGCATATTGGGCAGCGACAATAGCTCCCTCTTTCCCAACATCGCCAAGGTAGGCAATGTCAGCAGCAAGTTGACGTACACCTTCTGCTGTTTCTTTGCCCAGCAACGCATCCAGCGCACCCTCTTTGTAAGTTTTGTTGACAAGCCTATCAAGCTCTAAAGCCTTGCTTGTATCTGCAAATACATCATCTCCCACGGAGCTAAGAATGTCCTCGGCAGCATACTCACGAATTTTTTGAAGGGCATCTGGATCATCTTTGAAGAAGTTTTTGATCCTATTAATCTCTGTGACACTGCGTTTTGGGTTTACAATGTAACGTGCCGCGTCTTCCGCGCTCAAAGTGCCAGCGTCAAAATCACGAACAACTTGCAGCTTTAAGGCGTCATCAAGCTGTGTCTTTGCGTCTAGTAAATCTTGCAAAGATTTTGTAAGAGGCTGATCTGTGTTCAAAGCAACAATACGGTCTACCGCATCCTTGCTAATTCTTGTCGGACCAGACTGAGCGATAGCGTTAGAGAGCTTTTGAATCTCTCCCCAGTTGTCTCCGAACAATTCTTTGCCTGTCGTGCCAAGTCGATCAATTTGTGATTTGAACCGTAAGCCGTTGAACTGAGTTGGGTCCATCAGGTCAACACCAGTTTTTTGCATAGCGTCATCAAGATACGCACGGGCCAACCTAGACCGCACCATCTCAGCATCATCTACAGCAGCGAACACACCCTTCAAACGCTCTGGAGAATTGGGTCTAATAATCTTGTTGAAGAACTGATCAACATTGAATCGAGGGTCTTTAGACGCTGCCTTTAGGTTGCGAATAACTCCAAACTTTTGCAGATCATCGAACACTTTCATGCCATCACGATAACTAGCAAAAGCTTTTTCGCGCTGCTTTGCAATAGCATTAAGCTGTTGATTCTGACCTCGGCGCAAACCTTTGATGTTGCGTAAATTGACAGAACTTAATGTGTTATCAAAGGCATCACGAATCTTGAACAATTGTTCGGTTGTTGCGGATCCAATTTCGTTGTCAAAAATTGCATCATTGATGAGTTTGCGTTGATTAGCGATTTGTTCAAAAGATGCTTTCCCGCCCTTTGCTGAAAGCTCTTCAATACCGCGCATAGCTTGCTGCACTGGAGCGGGGAGAACAGATCGTGCGCCTACAACTTCTTCTAAGTCTTTTACAGCGCCTTCAATAATCCCCGTGTCAATAATACGAGCCTTACCACCTTCTTTAACAACACCAGCTATAGCATCATCAAACTCAAGCTTAGAAAGCATTTCGTCCATAATACGAAATTCGTTTCCGCTCACACGACTGAAGTTTTGAAAAGAGGCCACAATAGATTGCAGGGTTTCATTATTGATGTCGAAGCCTTCATCTAAGGATCTTTCTATCAGGTCAATACTTTCTTTTGTGGATTTTAGAGCCGCGTCAGCAGCTTCTTTTTGTGTCTGCTGTAATGTTTTGAATTTAACGCCAGTCACATTAGCAAAAGCACCCGCCGCCTCATCCAAATCAGCAAGCCTGTCACCTTCTCGACCAGCCGCTGCGGCTATTTGTTCACGGAGCTTTTGTGTTTTGGTAAGAGCAAATTCAGTATTAGCAATAACCCTTCCGGCGTCTTTCGTTGCGCCCTCACCAAGTTTTTGTGCATAGGCGATTGCAGCAGGTGCGCCAAGACGCTCAAGACTTGGTGCGCCACCTTCATCAATAATACGCAAGCCACGTTCCGCGCCCTCTTGACCAGCCTCTTGCAGCGGCCTACCAACCAGCCTACCAGCGCCACCTATAACTCCTCTAACGGCCTTTGCTGTTCCAAGTGTAACCAGATCAATTGTACCAGCAATCGCTGCTTCCGTGGCTACATCACCTGCCACTTCGCCAAGCGTTTGGCGCTGAACGCCAAGAAGGGTTTCAATGCCCTCTTCAATAGACTGACCCAGTGCTGCGCCAGCCGCCGCGCCAGCCGCGCTTGTGACAACGCCGGGAGAGGTAAGGATGCCACCAGCTATCGCGCCGATAGTTTCTGGTGCGATGCCAGCTAAATCTGCAACGTCACCAAACGAGAAGCCTTTGTCTTCTAAAACAATATTTTTGTCAGACACATCCATTCCCAGACGCCTTTGACCGATTGGCGTCAATGCGAGATTGCCTCGTGAGTCACGAACAAATCCGTCTTGCCCTACGCGAGTGGAAAGAATGGCTGCTTGTTCTTCTGGTGTTTCGCCGAAAGAAACAAGCGCACGAATACCAGAGCCAGCACCAGTTTCATAATCAAAACCTTCATCTTCGCCAGCTCGTTTCAATCCAGAAACTAAATCTTCAAAAGATCCACGGCGCAAATTGGATCCTTTTGTTGTACGACCAGTAATTTGACCTACAACATTTTCAAGCTGCTCTGGCGTAATGTCGTCAGGCAGTTCATATGTACCGCCATTGATTTCGTAAGTAGCCATCAACCTGTCCTTTTGACCATTACGCCGCCTATGTCTCGCTCATCGCCAACTTCCATGCTGGCAGACTGTTGACCACCACCAGACGCACCAACATCATAATCGGTTCCTGTCAGCCTTTGACGCGCTGTATCAAGATTGCTACGGCCCTTAACAACAATAATTTCATGCAATTCGCTAAGTCTGTTGACCAATCTCTTGGCATCCGCACCTGTCAGATCAGTTAGCGTCAAGCCACCAATTTCTCCAACAATCTGCGTAACAAGTGCGCGGTCTGCATCAGAAATGGTTTTGCCAGCTTCACCTAGAATTTCTGCCGTTCTGCGAACTTCGATCCTTTTCAAAGTTTGCTTTGCTTGTTCAAGAGGACTTAAATCTGCATCTACGTTAATTCCAAACGCCCTTCCAAGACTACGCACTCCAGCCGCAGCCTGTTGCTGCACTGTAATGCCGTCTTGTAATGCAATCTCCGCAATCCCAGCCAAGTCATCTTCTAGCCTGTTCAAATCTTTTTCAGCGGCATCAAAAATTGGACGAAGTGTTCTTGCTGAAGTTGTAAGCTTTAGAGGAATGTCTTTGTCTTTATACCTCTTAGGAAGATTGGGGTTTTGCTTAAAGGCATTTACGGTCAATGCTTTTCCGGCACCCTCAAACAGAGGAACCTCCTCTGTTGAGTCGAGATAAAGATTAACGCCCTCAAACTCAGACTCAAACAGAGTTTGCTCATGCTCCAGCCTTTTTAAATCCACATCCAAATTGTGCTGATATTTTTTTAACGCCAACTTTTGTTGATATTCAAGGTCCGTTTTTTGAAGCTCATTAATGCGATCTCGCTCCGCTTCTAGCAGCGCCTGACGATTAGCTTTAGCTGCCTGACGTTGCTCCAGCGCATATTTGCCACCCGCAAGCTTCGCTGCACGAGCCTCTTTCTTGGCCTGCGCCATTAACGGCAGAGCCGCTTCTCCAGCCTCGCCTACAGAAGATAAAATATTGCCAACATTAAAACCTTTGCCAGCTTTGTTTTGCATTAAAGCCAAGCCGAAGGCCATCAATGCTGCTTTATTATCCACTTTACCTGATATGTCGATACCAGTAGCATCAGCAAATTCTTTTTTATAATCATCAATTGTACCTATCTCAGCAGACTCTCCAAGAGCCTCAAGATACGCATCGTACCCAGATTTAAACGCTTGTTCAGATGAACTTAAATCTTCTTGTTGAGCATCGCTTTTTTGTCCAACCATTCCTGAAAGCTGATCATCTCCAGCGACAGCTTCACCAGCAGGGTCTACACTATCATCAGATAAAACAGCGCTATCCCCCTCTTTAGCGCCAACATCACTGACTGTAGCATCATCAGAAATGATGTCTTTTATTCTGCTAGTGAGTTGATCATCGCCTTCTACAAACTGAACATCTTGCTCTGTTCCTAAGAAACTTTCAGAGGGTAATTCCGTATATTCATCTCCCACAGTGGGGTCTGAAGGGACTAAACCTGCCCTACCAAGAGCGACATCAGTATCACTGCCAACGCTTAACCCCATGTCCTGATCTTCAGCGACTTGAGATAACTCTTGTAATCTTTTAATTTCAGCATTTAACCCAGCATCTGCTTCAGCAGACGTAGGGATCTGTTGGTATGTTGGGCCACCAACAAAAGCTGGTCTGTTAGCTCTTGGGTCATCTCCTGCCAACATTGCTTTTTGCATGGCAAGCGCCCTGCTTCTACTGCCTTCATCTTGCCCTCTTTGAGAGGCCAAGGCTTTGGCTATACCTGTTAGTTCTTGATTATAAGCTCCCCTACTAGGCAATGCTAAAGAACGTCCGATAGCACTTCCTAAAGCCGGGATTTCATTTGGCGCTGCGGTGATCAATCTTAAAGCTTCAAGCCCCGGACCTATGCCAATATTGTAAATCCCTTTACCTATTTCACCTGCGATAGTATCAGGCTGACTCGTCATTGGTCTTGGTTTCGGGTATCCTTTTTCTCCGCTAATATAAGCCCCAAGACCGGAGCCGCTTATAGCATCAGAAATTCCGGGTTGCGGATATAGCCGTCTTGCAAAATCTATATCTCTGCCGCTTTTAGGCAGATTTGACATAGGCTTACTTCCAAACATAAGGTTTAGACGGTCAAGAATTGTTTCAGCCATCTATATCTCCTAATTGGAAGACGCGCCGCCGCTAGGCGATATACCTTGCAGAGCCGTGTAAGCACCAATGCCAGCCAAGAATGGGTTTGTATCAGGCGTTGTTGCAGACTTAAATGTTGACCCAAGACTACCGCTTGGTGTGCCTTTAAGCAACTGAGAACCAAGCTGCAATCTGGTAAACGGCTCTTGCTGCTGTTGCAACAAGTTTTGACGTTGCGCCTCAAGAACTTGAGATTGATAGTTACGCCCTATGTCACCAAGCTGCGTAAGCATGCCAAGATCAGCGCGACCAAGTTCTGAGCCAAGACGACCTATGTCAGCCGTTGTGCCAGCCAGAGAGCCGTATGCCTGCCCAAGACCACCCATCAAACGAGCAGCGTCCTGTGAGCCTTTTAAGGCCGTTTCAAAGCCGCCTCTGCGTAGTGCAGCCGCTGCCTTTGCCTGTTGATCCAGTACATTTCTACCTAATTCTGCTTCTGCAATGCCTTGACGAGATCCGCCAAATGCGCCTGCGCCAACAGCTTTTGCACCGATTCCTTGTCGCTGAATGTCTCCTGCGCGAGCAATGTCTGCTAAAGTCTGATCTACAACCTGTGTTTCAAATGGATTGAAATACTGCGCCATTGCAGCAGAAGGATTCATTAAAGCGCCAAGGCCAGCGCCCAAAGCAAGTTGCCCCGCGCCAGATTGACCTAAAGCAGATCCAAGGGTAGGAGCGTAAGACCCGAACATTTGTGGCGCTGCCGACAGTGCTTGTTTTTGTAGAGGGTCAAGACCAGCTACTTGGAACTGAGGAAGATTAAGAGCGGTATCAAGAAGACCTTTACTCTTTTGTTCATCGCCGTCAAATTCGCCAAAGGCACTTTGCAGCAGTCTTTTTTCTAGTCCTTCTAAGTACGGCGCTAGGCGCTGGACTTGTTCTACAGTTTGTGTAGCCATTACGCCATCCTCTCAAACTCATCCATCATGTTATACATGTTATTTATGCCTTTCTTTAGGCTCCCGCCGCCAGCGCCCTTTACTGCATCACGGGTCATAACAAACTCTCCATCCATCAGCAAAGCAGGAACATCATCTTTTGTTCCTGATCCTTCACCCGGTCCTATGCCGCCGTTACGGCGTGGAAAGTACATAGGATCTCCACCTTCTGCCATATAGTTGATACCACCTAACTTGCCTCCGGGTCCACCTGCACCAAATGCACGGCGTTCAAAAGAGCCAAGAGATTGTGTATCATCTTCATCACCACCAGCTAAAAGCTGTGCCAACAAACCAGCCGCCAAACCCTCGCCAAGCTGTGAGTTTAAAATGTTAAACAACAGGCTAGGGTCATCTTCACTCCCTGAAAGCCCGGGAAACTTAGCAAGTAGCTTGCCGCTCATTGTTTCTCCCGTTGGGGCAGTAAATACAGGAGGGGCAGGTGTTTTTGTAACAGGGGCTGTAAAACCTTTTGTTCCGGGCATCGCGCCTGTTGGATTGCTTGCGGCTATATCTTTAGCTGTAACCCCACCAGCACCTTTCATGATACCCGTTTGTTCAGCGCCGGGGGCAAACTTGCTCATAGTTCCACCAGCTATGCCACCAATCAATGCAGATCTCAAAGCATCCTTTGGTTTTTGTCCAAGAGCTACACCACCTATGCCAGAAGCGAGAGCGGAAGCCAAAAACGGGTTCATCCCGGCAGGCATCAATCCCGGCGCAAACGCACCTATAGCTATGGGCGCTGCTTGCTTTATAAGCTTTCCTAGATTGAGTCCCATGGGTCTTTCCTCATAAACCAGTACAATTATACGGTTAAAATGCTTTTATGTCACTATCTTCACAGTTCCGCTGTCATTGTACAACGCGCCTGTCTCTAAACCTGTGGCACTGGTAGGCAGATTTGTCAGTGTAATCTTAGTGCCTCGCAACTCTCCGGGGTTACGTTCCTGTGCAATAAACAACTCCAAAGCTCGCAACAAATCAGCCATATATTGCACCGAATACTCTGTTGGTGCTTCTGGTAGCCTTGGTGGTGCAATCTGATTGGATGACATTAGCGCTTACCGTCCTGTCGTATATCTATGCGTGGGCTACCAAGCTTCCACCTTGCGCCTAATGCAGATGATTCCACGCGCAACGCAAAAGATCTGCCTCGTGAACGCAAGAACAATTGATTGGTAAAAGTCTCAACAGGTGACGTAGCTGTTCGTATCGTGTCTCCTGCCGCTGTGTTGTCAAAACCTGCGCCCGGAAAGTTTCTGGATTTTACAGTAAATGTGGCCTGTGGGCTACTGAGGTTTGTCGATCCATTAAAGGTAATGTCAGGGATTACACGGTTTATATAGGTAAACTTGTCACCATCACCGATGTCCATAGGTGAGGATTCGATAAACGAGTTCATCGCTGATCCGTCATCATCGTACCCAAGCTCATGGTTGTATAAGTATTGATTGCCTGCCGCCAATGGGAAGGATCTAACGCCACGGTCCAGCCACGCGGTACGAGCAAGATTACCAAAATACCAGACCTTTTCGGCGTAGTTGTATATGACATATCTGTCATTCTCAGAGCTACTAGCACTAGGATAGTACCACACAACTTCTGAAAACTCAGAGTTAACCCCAGCTACAACCTTGTCTCTCTGACTTTGGTTAAAGTCGAGAAACACTTTGTCTTTTACAGAGCAGGGTAACTGTTGTGTCTGACCAGCGTAGATGTAGAAGTTGTCGATACCCATCCAGTACACAACATCTTCTGTGCCAACAGCAGCGTTTGGTCCTGCTATCGTGATATTAGAAGCAAGCTGCTGTATGCCGAAAGTAAACGGAGGACCAATAAAACGCATAGAACTAAGGGCAGTGTCAGTCCACACAAGTATCTCGCGCTTTGTTTCAACGGCTTGCACAAAGGTAGATCCAGATCCAAGCCTGAGATCTCCTGCTGTGTTGGTAGCAGCCGGATACCAGATAAGTGGGTTCTCTTGGTCAGAGAAGCGTATGAGCAGCGGATCTTGTGTGCCGTTGCCTTGGTTAGCTGTATTGCTTGCGTTCAGAGCATCACAACCAAAAGCAATAACATGCCTGTCCTGATCAGAGACAAGCACTTGCTTTGCGATCTGCGGTACGCTGGTCTTTGTGCCGCTGAGTGTAGACAGTTCAACCGCTCTCGTGGACAGGTTATTACTTCTGTCCCAATAGTAAATGTTACTGTCACGAGGGTTGATGAGTAGATCTTCTCCGAAATTATCGTGTGACCACAGTCTGATCTGCGTGGTTGTAGTAAGACCGCCGGATGCTGCGTCACCCCATCCATCTCTTCCCCATGTTCCTGCACCCCAACCTGTACCACCAACCGTGGTATCAAGGCCCACGTTTATCTGATACACACCAACAGTATTAGACCCACCGTTGCCTGTATCAGAGCTATTAGCTGTGGCAGATACGGTGATTTTATAGCTGTTAGCGTTAACAACTTGTGTGATCTGATGCTCAGTATTCAGCACTGCGGCAGTGATATTGCCACCAAGGCTTGCCGCGCTAGAGAAAGTAACAAAGTCATTCTCGACTGCGCCGTGGCTAGAGTCAGTTACAGTGATTACTGCACTGCCATTTGTTGCAGCAAAGGTGCAGTCTCCTGCACCTGTGGTCAGGCGTATAGGTGTGATGTCGTTCAGGCTTTGGCCTTCTTCGATGTAATATTTGAGATGAGTGCCGATACCAAGATAGTTGGAGCCATCAAGTGCGATCCAGTTGTGTAGCGCACGAGCAGAGCCAAGATAGGTTGACGAGGCGTACTTTTCCCAGCCGCCAATCTTCTCAGGATAGCCAAAGCGGAAGCGGACCTTATCGCAGTCACGCCAGCCGCCCTCGTTGCTATACGAGGTGACTTCCCTGTTTACGCCGGGTCTAAACTGAAGCTTGGTCAAAGGCATTATGTAAGCTCCGCTCTTGTATACTGTCCAGAAAAGTCGCTGAGTGATATTCCTGCACTTGGCG